ACTGTTGTAGATTCAACTGTTGTTACACCAGAGACTGTTGTTACACCAACGGTAACACCTCCAGTTATTGAGACTGTTGTAGATCCAACTACTGTATTACCTCCTACTGTTACACCTCCAGTTATTGAAACTGTTGTACCACCTACTACTGTGTTACCAGAGACTGTTGTACCACCTACTACTGTGTTGCCGCCAGAGACTGTTGTCACACCAACTACTGTATTACCAGAGACTGTTGTTACACCAACTACTGTATTACAAGAGACTGTGGTGCCTCCAACTACTGTATTACCGCCCGATGACGGTGGTGGCGGGGGCGGTGGCGGCGGTGGCGGCTTTAATTTTAGAGGTGGTACAAATATGTTTGAGCCACAGAATATAGGTATGCCGGGATTTGGAGATCCAGCACTACTTGCCGCAATGCAGTTCCCTATCGTAAATTATTTAGAACAATATCGTTCAGCAAGACAGCCTAAAGTTAACTCAATGGACGGCTTATTTAAGGACTATTTAGCATGACATACTTAAATTTAGTAAACAATGTCCTTAGACGTTTGCGAGAGGACGAAGTAACAACTGTGTACGCTAATACGTATAGCACTATGGTTGGTGACTATATTAACGACGCTAAGACACTAATGGAAAATACTTGGGATTGGTCACAGCTTAGGTCTACTGTTACGATTACTACTGCCGCAGATGACTACACGTATTCTCTTACAGGTTCACAGGACTACGGTAAAGTACTGACTATGGTTAACGATACATCTAATATAATTATGGAGTATCGTCCTCAGTCTTGGATTGACGAAAAGTATCTAATAGGAACACCTGCATCTGGTACACCTTCTTTTTACACTTACAACAGTGTTGATTCTAACGGTGACTCACAGATTGATGTGTATCCTAAACCTGATGGTGTTTACTCTATTAAAACTAAGATGGTAATTAGGAATGTTCCTTTGTCTGTTGATGCAGACACTCTTGCTATTCCTAGTCAGCCTGTTATTCACATGGCAGTAGCTCTGTTAGCTCGTGAACGTGGCGAGACAGGCGGTACATCTACCCCTGAGTACTTTGCTATAGCTGACAAATACCTATCAGATGCAATCGCTATGGATGCACAGAAGCACCCTGACGAAACCATCTGGTACACACCGTAGGAGTAAGCATGGCCCAGCCACTACAGAGTATTAACTTAGTTGCTCCTGCTTTTATGGGGATCAACACTGAGGATTCTCCTATAGCACAGGATACTGCTTTTGCAGAAGTTGCTGATAACGCTATCATTGACAGGCGTGGTCGTTTAGCTTCACGTAAAGGTAACACTGTTTTAAGTACAAACAAAACGGTACTAGGTACAGACTACCTACATAAGATACACGAGTTTTATGATAGTGCCGGTAACGAAGTAATCTTTAGTACTGGTAACAATAAGATTATGAAAGGCACTACGACACTAGTGGATGCTTCTCCGGGGTCATATACAATTTCAGCTAACGATTGGAAGATTGTAAACTTTAACGATCATGCTTACTTCTTTCAACGCGGTTATGAACCTTTAGTCTATAGCCACTCACTAGGGGCAGTAACTAAAATGTCTAGTGTATCTGGCGCTCATGTAACAGCTAGTCAGTATTCTAATGAAGTTCTTGCTGCTTATGGTAGGTTGTTTGTTGTAGGTAATGCGACTAATGATAGTATTATTTATTGGTCTGACTTGTTAGTAGGACACAACTTTAGTAGTGGCTCTAGCGGATCTATAGATGTAGCTAAGGCATGGCCTAATGGGTTTGATAAAGTTGTAGCTCTTGCCGCACACAATAACTTTCTTATTGTCTTTGGTGAGAATAATATAATTGTTTACAGTGGGGCAGACAGTCCTGCATCTATGGCTATCCATGACACCATTGCTGGTGTAGGTTGTGTAGACAGAAACAGCATACAAGACATAGGAACAGACCTTTTGTTTTTAACTCCTACAGGTCTAAGAGGACTAGGTAGAACTATACAAGAAAAGTCTCTACCTATTACTGACTTGAGCAGAAACATAAAGCAAGAGTTAATTGCTAATACATTGGCTACTACTAAACCTGTTAGCACTGTGTACAGCCCTGAGAACTACTTTTATCTTTTGTGTTTTGCTGATCTTAATTTAGTGTACTGCTTTGACATAAGAGCAACGCTAGAGAACGGAGCGTACAGAGTTACTCGTTGGCCCAGTGTTGACTTTAAGTCGTTCCAAAGAGATAGGAACGGTGATATATACATAGGGTGTGTAGATGGCTTAGGTAAGTATGACAACTACAGAGACAACGGAAAGTCTTACCGCTTTAGGTACTTTAGTCCGGGCCTTACGTTTGGTGATCCAGCAAAGATTAAGATGTTAAAAAAGATTAGACCTACTTTGCTTGGAGGAAACAACTCAGATATTTTCCTAAAGTGGTCTTATGACTTTTCAACAGATACCAGTTCTAGTACTTTTAGGACAAGCAGTGATATTCCCGGTTTTTACGGTCAGTCTGAATATACTGACGCTGACTTTTCTGCTGAAGGAATTACTATAAGCAGGAACTCACTAAACACAACAGGGTATGGATCTGTAATTAACGTGGGCCTTGAGACAGACATTAACGGCTTTGCTTTGTCTATACAGGAAATGAACGTATTAGCACTATTAGGTAAAACGATATGATGAATTATGATAAAAATAGGAGTAGTTACTAATGGGGTTTTTAAGCGATATTGTAGAGGCCTTTGTTCCTAGTAACATTGAGAGTCTCTATACTCAGCCTATTCCACAAGCGTCGGCTCCTAATGTTTCATTTAGGCCGTTTACCGTGTCGGGGCCAACAGGTGGGGTTAATGCGTCAGCAAGCGGCACTCAGTTTGCTCTAAATCCTACTGGTCAAGCTTTACAAGACGAGCTAGAGGCTAGTGCCCTGTCTAGATTTGCTAATACTCCAGCAAACTACATGGAATTAGGCAGTGCGCGAGAACAGGCGCTGGGCGTTGGTCAACAGTTTACAGCCCAAGCCGGTAACTACGGACTGCCTATGGCCGACAGAGAACAAGAGGTGTATGACCGCATTAGGGCTACACAGCTTGGTGAAGAAGAAAGACAGAGGCTTGCCTTAGAAGAGCGTTTGTTTAATCAAGGTCGTATGGGTGTACAGACATCTATGTTTGGTGGTACACCAGAGCAGTTTGCAATGTCTAAAGCACAAGCAGAAGCTCAGAACCAAGCATCCTTGATGGCTATACAACAAGCACAAGCAGAGCAACAACAACAAGCGGCTCTTGGGGCACAGTTTACTACTTTAGGCTCTGGTCTTACGGCACAACAGCAGGCACTTGAGTCTGGTCAGCAACAGATGGGATTAGGTGCACTTCAGGGTGCTTACGTACCACAGGCGGCTATGCTGTCAGCGTTCTCTCCAGCACTCAACGTAGCGTCTTTGGCAGACGTAGCACGTAGACAACAAGGTGAGCTTGGTTTAGAAGCGCAGATGGCTAATATTTCTGGACTTGTTGGTCAAAGGGCCGCGCTGGCTAATATGTACGGTGGTATCTATGGTGGTCTAGGCTCTGGTCTAGGCGGGTTACTTAGTAGTGGTTTTGACTTTAACCCTTTTAATTAAAGATAGAGGATAAATAAGATGGCTACTAATATAGGTTCAATTTTAGCCCAATCAGGGGCGACTACTGGTCAACTTATGGGCGGTGGTATTGCTAGTGTTGGTGCTGGAATAGGCGGTATGTTGACTAACCGTAGAAAAGCAGAAGAGGAAGCTGAAGCACAGCAGTTACTACAGCAGTACGCTAATGACCCTAGGCAACTACGGGCAATTGCACAAAAATATGCTATAGAGGGTAAGGCAGCTTTAGCTCAAACTTTTGAATCTGCTTCTCAATCTGTTTCTACCAGACAAAAGGCACAAGCGGATCAATTGGCGGCAGAAGTCGATAGTGGCAGCAATAAGCAGCTAATAGAAAGTCAACTTTTAGGAAGACAAAAGAGGTCTGTTGCCCAGACCGCAGAAACACTTGGTATGCCTGATTTAGCAAGGTCTGTAAGAGTGTCTACTAGTCCAGAAGAAATAGCAGAAATAGCTAAGGAAATACGAAAAGAGCAGATTGCTCGTACACCTTCACAGACTCCGGGTCAAAGAAGACAACGAGCTTTAGCTGCTGGTATTAGCTCTAAAGAGTTTGATGAGGCTGATTTAGCTAAGTCTACAGATGAATTTTTTGAAAGTTATGTAACGGGACAAAAAGCTAAAATAGAGGCTTGGGTTAACATTAAAGGTGAAATTAAACCATATAGGTTTCTAAACGGTAAGGTTTACGATGAAGAACTAGAAAAGTTTGTAGAGCCTAGTGAGTTAGGTTTAACACAACCCGCACCTTCAGTACAAAAAGTACTAGATGCCACTTCTAAGCTAAGTTTAAGATTACAAGAAGAAAACGCAGACGATATTATATCACAACGCACGAATGCTAGGGACGCTGTTGTAACCATTAACAGACTAGATAGGCAGTTAGGGCGTATTGGTAATATGCCTACGGGTATTGCAGCTAACCTTGAATCAGGTCTAAGGCAAGTAGGACAACTAATTGGAATGCCTTATGATCCAGAGTTAGTTAATTCGCAAACATATATGATAGAAGCGGCTACGTTTGTTAAAGAACAAATCAAGGCCTTTGGATCAGGTACTGGACTTAGTGACAAGGACTTAGCGTTTACTGAGAAGATGGTCGGTGCTGATCCTACAGTTCAAGCAGAGACTCTGGAGAGAATACTAGGTCTATATCGTCAGGCCGCAGTAGATACGGTAAAGTCTTATAACAAACTAGTTACAACAACAAGTAAAAAGTCTCCTGAAGTTGATATGGTGGGTTATGAGCCATTAGTAATTCCTGAGTCTGAGCAGCCTCCGCTATCGCCTGATGCCCTACAGTATATACCACAGCAAACAGGGGGTTAATAAGTGTCCTATACAAGGGAACAATTAATTGAAGGTCTAAATGCGGCGGTCGCTGCGGGTGATAATAAAGCTGCTAACGAAATTGGTGCCTTACTAGCTCAGATGGATGCAGCAGCCGCCCCTCCTCCAAACCCTAATGTTCGTAGACCTGATGAGACTTACGTTGAGGGAGTACAGAGGCGGTTTGGTGTTTCAGACTTCCAGACACCTTTGCAGGAATTTGGTCCTGAGTTGCAAGAGCGTTTAGATATAACTAGAGATCCTATGTCAGGTACTAATACTACTACCCGTGTCGCTGGCGCTGGAGTGTCTCAGGCTGCTAGGACAGGCGGTGAGTTAGTGATAGAAGCAGGATCACTAGTTCTACCTGATTTTGTACGAGATGCTGTAAGTTACTTAGGTGAGTCTAGTTACGCTAAAATGCTAGGGTATGCAGCTTCACAAGGCTTAGAGGCTTACAATGAAGTCGCAGAGCAGTACCCAGAAGCCGCAGAGCAGTTTGAAACTATGATAGACATAAGTGCCTTATTTTCACCTAGGCCTGATCTATTAAATTTAGACAAGGCGGCATTAGCCGCACGTAAAGCTAGTACAGGTTCTAAAATTTCAAAGGAAAAAGTAGCACTAACTACTTTACTTGCTCCTGAAAGATTAGAAACGGTTGATAGAACAGACAAGCAAGGTCTTATTAACACAGAAACTTGGGTTCCTAATGAGTTTGAAGATGGAGTCATTGACTTAGTACAGACTATTCCGGGTATTAGGCCTTATGGCACTGTCCATGAAAATTTTAGAACTATGCAAAACCATATTGATTCTAAGAGGGCAGAAACAGACAACCGTGTAGAGGCACAGAATAAACCAATAGACCTAGACGGCTTAAAACTTGAGTTTGATGAGGCAATAGAGGATTACTTAGCATCAGATGTTGTTTCTTTGGCATCTCCACAAGCTAAAAAAGCCATAGAGCAAATGGTGGAGAGTGCTAGAGTAATACTAAACTCAGAAGGTAACGATTTACTGGGTGTACTAAACGCACGTAGACGCTTTGATGAGGCCAACAGACGATCTGGTACTAACTTAGATGCTGACGTAGCTACTTACAAAGTAGAGGCGGCTTTAAGAATCCGTACAGTACTAAATGATTACCTCAAGAAAAACACAAAAGGAGATGAACTACATCAACTGCTAAATGACCAGCACCTTACGCTAACTGCGCTAGACCGCCTAACAAACAAGAGAAACTTAGAGGCTAAAAACGCAATTGCTAGGACTATTCAAAATTTAGAAAATTCTACAGGTGTTCGTGTACCGCAGTCGGCCCTATCTATTCTCGCCCTAGGTACTGTGGGTGCTTCTGGTGCGGCTGCTCTAGGTGGCGCAGGAGTCACTATGGCTATTGGTGCTGGGCTGGGAGGCATTGCTGGTATTCAGGTAGCAAGACACGGGAAGGCGGCAGTGCTAAAAGCCTATGCTGAAACAATGTCAGCCCTGAATAAAGTTATTAAAACAGTAAATGACCCAGCTAAACTAGAAGTATTAGAGTTAGATCGACAGGTTATTGTTTCTCTTATAAATGATGTTAGAGAAATTGAGGAAAAGGAGCCTACGGCTGATGAGTAATCTCTACGCTATACGTAGGAAATACAAGACGCAAGCAAAGGAAACTGAAAGGGAGTACTCTGCACAAACAGTAAAAGGAGCATCTCAGTTTTTCCCAAATGTGATAGACAACATTGTTAATACAGCTACGTCTGGTTTTAACAAGGCTATGGCTGGTGCCACACGCAGACGTGAACTAGAGATGCGGATGGCTAGACAAGGCATAACAGCAGACACGCTAGGGCAGTATGGCGAAGAATCCTTATCTCAAGCAGCAGGGACTGTTCAAACAGGGTTGTCACCTATCACAGGTATGATGGAGCAGCTAATCCCTAACCTAGGCGTTACTGAAGCTATAATGCAATCTCCAGTTGGTCGCAGGGGCGCAGAGTTAGTTAAAGAGTACCCTAGGACAGCTAAGAACGTAGGTAACGCCTTAGAAGCCGGTAGCTTTATTCCCGCCGCAAAGTTTGGTGGTCGGTTTATTAACGCCTTAGCTGATAATATGCCTACTGAGATGCCGGGGTTTTACAGCGGTAATCAAGTAGGTGCTGTAACAAAGGCAGTCGGAGGGGCCGTTTTACCCACTATGGGACAACTATTTGGTCCTAGTGCCCAAGCAACTAGAAACACAATAGGTACGGGGGCAGTGCGAGCAGAGGAGTATGTAAACAATCCTAAGCAGAGTGTAACCACAGGAACTATGTTAGCTAGTTCACACATGGGTAAACAACAGTCCAGAAGCCCTGATGGTCCAGATGATGTAGTACAGAATAGCGCAGAAACTCAGCGGTACGTACAAGACAGTGTTGACGTAAGTGACACAGAGGCCATAAGAGCAGGCCTTGCTTCTTTAGAACCCGACACACCAGATGTAGTACTAGATGCGGCCATGAATCACTGGAAAGCAGTACATAATATAGACAGAAGTGCTGGAGGAACAACGGCGGTAATACGTAGGCCTTTGTCGGGTGAAAAGCTATCAGGAGAGGCCGTAGGAACGGCTTCAACAGCGTCCCCTGTAGCTAGATCCTTAACTAGTCAGGTTACTTTAGGATCTGCACGTAAGGCACTACCAGATTCTGAGGGTAAAGACTTTTATAGTAAATACTTGACAATTGCTCAATATGCTAATAATAATAGGGTAAGAAAAGCTGTTAGCGACGGTAAGCTATCTAAGAATACCACAGGTTCTGGCGTACAACAGGATTACTGGAAGGGTTTAGCTAACCAGAACAATAATAAAAAGGTAACCGCCAATCAACAAGCGGCATTAGACTTCTTTGACAAAGCCAGACCTATCAAAATGACGGATAGGGGTGACGGCATATATACGTTCCAAGATGTAACTGCATCAGCAGCACAGGACTTAGGTGGAATGAACGCCTTTGGTGCTATAGATGTAAACAAAGGACAAGTATGGATAATGGGGTCGGATGGTCACGATCTAGTTGGCATGAAGCCGCCGGGAAATAATGACTTAGTAAATCTTGTTCCTATTCATTCGTTTAAAGTTGGGGAGAAGCGTAAGTACGATAGTCCAGAGAAAACTCAAGTAGACCTCAGTCGCGTAGAAGAGATAACAGGAATTCCTAAGCAGAAAAAAGAGTCAGCCACTGCTTACCAAAAGAGAGTTTTAAGAGACTATAAAGGAACAGCAAACCTAAGTGACTACATGGCAGTAGGTAACAACCTTATAGGCGCTGGTATGCTGACTACAACAGTAGGGCAAGCAAATAACGAGGAATAACATGAAAGATAAAGACCACACAGTAAGCTACACATCTTTGGACTACCACAGTATGTGTGAGCGTTCTAAAGACCGCATCAAGAAGATGCAGAAGGAAGGAATACCTACGTCCCATGACCCTAAAGAGAAGCCAGAGGACGTAGGCGGTAACGACAGCGGTTACTCTATCTTTTTTATGTCTTAGATTTCACAGTTGTTACCTGTGCAAGCTAACTGCTGGCTACCTTCAGTCATATCAGACTCCTCATTGATGTCCCAGTTGATTTCAGTAGGGAAG